CCGCAGGTCAAAGATACGCTACGACCCGCTGATTTGTGCGGTCGCTACCGTGAATTGAGATACCAAAACATTCAGCATCGGATTCGGCTCCATGCCCGAAAGGGTCAACTCGTAGCCGCTCCTGTCGCCAAATGCAGTACCCGTTCCAGCGGTTCCAGCAGACACTTCCAAGCCGTTGGCCGCACCGAGGAACCAGTAGCGGTCGTTGTTGTCAAGGACAATTGCGTACACCCGATTTTGGGCCAACAGGCGCAACTCATTGCGGACGGTCGTCTGCAACTTGTTGATGGTGAAGGTCAGTTCGGGAGTGTAGAAAAGCGTTCCATTCTCAACCGACGCATTCAGCGTTTCGGTCATGCTGGAGGTCGCTTTGGTTAAATCGTATTCAAACCAAGTACCTGCAAGGGTTCCCGACACGGAGCCAGTCGTATTGGCGACCGTTCCCGTTGGGTTGAAGGTTTGCACGAAGATTGTTTTGATACCGCCAACCGAGTTGCGGCATCCGAGGGCGTAGCCCGTAGTTAGGGAGCAAGACATAGTGTATTTTTAGAGGGTTATGTTATACTAAAAAAGCGGGGGGAAGTTTCCCTCCCCCCTTACACTTAGGCCAATCTCCAGTCAACAACGAGGTCAGGGTAGGCAACCTGGACACCAACTTTGAAGGCGGCTTGGAAGCGGACTTCATCGTTGTCTTGCGAGTACCACAAGGAGAAGTTTTCCTCGTCGCTCAAAAGGTCGGTTCCGTAGAAGAAATTGCCGAGGTAACTGCAAACCATGCGGTTATAGCCAAGCAAGCCTGGGACTGCAACTACACGGACATTGGTACCAGGGTAGATGATGTCGCCATCGGCCAACCCTTGGAGGTCCACTTGGTTATACATGACGCTGGCGGTTGACTTGAACGCTCCAATCAAGGTGCGGAAAGTGTCCCAACCGCAGAAGATAACCAAGTCGTTGCGGGTCAAGATGGCCTGCGGAATGCGGTTGTAGATGTTATCAAAAATGCTGATAGCGTTGTTCGTGGTGATACCAACGGAGGCAGACACGGCAGCGGTGTTACCCGATACGGTAGAACCCGATGCAGCGTTCAAGATTGTCAGCAAACCTGTGACCAAGGTAGAACCCGACCAAATGGCGTTCTCCAAAGCCTCGGCGATACGGAGAGCCTTCTGCTCGGAGAAAGCCTGCTCAAACGGAACGCCGTCGTAGGTAGAACCAGCGGTCAACTGGGACTGCATCCAGTACTGCTCCAAGGAGCGAGGGCAAAGAGCCTCTTGAACTTTCATGGGTGCAACGGTGATATTCCTTTGCGTGAAGGTTGTAGTTCCTGCTGCGGTCCATCCGCAGGCAGTACCCGCAGCAAGGGCAGCATCCGTGTCCATCAAGTTGAGGGCAGAGGCCGACTTGATACCAACTTGCTTGGTGAACAAGGAAGCGGTGCGGGCGGAGAATACCGCCTTGGTGATGAGGGGGAGCCGCTGCTGCTCGGTATAAGTAGTCAGCGGTGCAACGAATGAGTAACTCATGGTTTTGTTTTAAGGGGGTTAAGGATTAATTGGATTTTTTGAGAGTTTGGATTGCTTGTGCGAGGGCGTTGAAGTTCTGCTGGGCAGCGGCCTTGCGTTGCTCCACGATTGCGGATGCGGCTGGCTTGGGGGCTTCGGAGGGGAGTTCTGCGACCTTCTCAACGATGTCGGTCATGGTTTCCATCTGCGATGCAAATGCGGCCATTTTGTCCTTCATTTTTCCCATTTCCGTGTAAGCGGCTTTGAGTTCCTCCATGATGGACACCAAGTGCTTCTTGACGATTTCTTCCACCATGGCGGGGTCCACCATCGGATAGCCTTCGGCGATTTCTTCCACCACTTCAACAGCAGTTTCGGGGGTGATTTCGGCGGCAACGGCGACTTCTTCAGCAGGTGCTGGGGCTTCGGCCACGACAACTTCGGTGATTTTGCCGCCTTCGGTTTTGATTGTGCCAACACCCTCAACTTGATGCTCGCCGTCGGGAGCGGGAAGGGTTTCGTCTTCGGTGATGACATACACGGCGGTTCCTGCAACGAGGTCGCCGTCCACACGGACAACAGTACCATCCACCAACTTGTAGTCGGCGAAGGCTTGCTTTTGGGTTGTGAACTTGCGGAGTTCAGTCCGCAAAGTGTCAATGGCTGCTTTTAGGTTCATAGATTAAAGGGATTTGTAGGTTGGGTTGATATGTTGCAAAAAGTTGGTCAAATCGTCTGCGAGGCCCGCAAGAGCGACTTCAAGTTCGGTCCCCGTATTTTTCATCCCGAATAGTCCCTCCACGGAGAAACCCTTGAAGGCGTGGCGGTTCTCCCACACTTCGTCGTTCTCCACTTTGAAGGAGCCGAACCAAGATCCGTCGGGGGTGTCCTCGTAGCCTTTCGGTGCAAGGATGCCCCGCTCGGTGTCGGTGATGTAACTCTCGAACATGAACACGCCATCGAGTTCGGCGTTGTGGTAAGCGTTCACATTGTGCTGGTTGCCTTGCTTGAAGTACTTCTGCACGATTTTGCGGATGGTGGCTTTGTCAAAAACCACATAGTACTCCCCGTAGGTGTCGTCCTTCCGATAGATGGGCGTGTCGGCCAGCATGAGCGGTCCAGTCAGCACCCTGCGTTCTCCCGTTTCAGCGAATCGTTGCGGGGTCTTGGCAAAGGCTTGGAAGGGTTTCTCAATCGCAGGCATATCAACGAGGGCGACAAACTGCACGCCTTCGTCCACTTCGTCCACGGTCATTCGGTACACGGGAAGTTCCATGGTGGTAGATGTAGCGGTTAGCCTAATGTTGCAAATTCGGACAAGCGGCGCACCCTGCTGGTCGTCTGCTGGATGTCACGCTCAACCACATAGGCCCGCATGGGTTGGTTCTGCTGACCCTGACCCGATGACAAGTCGCCCGTTCCGAGGTTGGTCGTTTGCGGATTAGCGAAGATGGGCGGTGGGGTCATGCTTGCCCCTGCTGCTCCACCCATTACGCTCCCACCTGGTGCGCTTCCTCCGCCACCTTGGAATTGGGTCGCTTTAATCTTGGCCACATTCGCAAGACCTGCGGCAAGGGCAAGACCTGCCTCCACGAATCGCTGACCTGGGAAGACCGTTTCCGTGGGCTTGATGGCCAAGGCCGAGTTGACGGCAAGGTAAGTACTGACAATGGCTTGGGCGATGCTTGCGGCTTTGGATACATTGAAGGCTCGCCGTTGGGCTTCCTCGCTCTTGCCTGCACTTGCTTGGATGATGTCCCCGATGACGGCGAAGGACTGCCCGACATATTTCTCACGAAGGGATGCAAGGTCCGCTTCCCGTTGTGCCTGCCCCGCTGCTGACTTGGCATCGGCATCGTTGCGCATCCGAATGTTTCGCAAGTACGCATCCCGATTGCGGAGCATTTGGTCCTCTTGGAGTTGGTCCTGCTTGTTGATGCGGTCCAGTTCCATCTCGTAGAGGGTCAAGTTCAAGTCCTCCACGAACTTGATAATGGCGTTGTTTTCCTCTTGGAGTTTGAGCAGGCGTTGCCTGGTGGCCGCTTCTTCGTCCTTGCGGCGTTGCTCCTGTCGAGCCTTGCGTTTATCGTCAGCAGCGATGAGGCCGTCGGTGTGCCTATCGTAGGCTTGGCGGTACTGCTCCAACTGCGCTTCCTCCCGTTGCAGGGCCATGGCCTGCTCCGCTGCCCGTTGCTTTGGGTCGGGTAGGTTCAAGAACCGACGAACCGCTGCGGTCAGTTCGTCCCACTTCGCCACAAGCAGACCAACCGCCGCAACCGCCGCACCGATACCGGTAGCCAAGAGTGCAATCCGGAACGCCTTCATGGCCCCGGTGCTGGTTCCAACGGCCACGGCGTAGAGTGCCTGCGCCGCTGCTTGGCCTTGGGTTATTAGGATGGAATCCTTGTTCAGCAGGTTGGCGACCTGTTGCACCCCGTTGGCGAGGGCCATGGCCGCTTGGACCTTGACCAAGGACTTTTGGAGTTCTTCTTCCTCCGCTCCAAATAGTGCCGCCGCACCTTGGGCGATTTGGAATCCCGCCGTGATACCTTGGATAGCCCCGACGAAGGTGTCAATGGTTCGGGTGTCCGAGGCGAGGTTCTTAATCCTCTGCTGGGTGTCCCCGATTTGGTCTTTCAGTTTTCCCGCCTCCCGTTCCATGTCACGGAATGCCTTCGTCCCGTCTTGGCCAGCAAGGGCCATGTCCGCAAGGGTCTTCTGCAATTCCCGCAGGCGGGTCTTTGCGCTGGTCGTGCCAGCGGCGGTCGAATCTTTAAGCCCTACTTCGAGGACTATTTCTTTGGTTACATCTGCCATGGTTATCCTTCAGAAGGGAGTTCGGGGTTAATGGGTGGTTCATACCCTGGGTCCACAGGGTCGGGGTCGATGGGGCCGTTAAACAAGGCCGACGGGTCGTTTGCAATCGGGGTGGTCGTGGTTGCCGCAAAGTCGGTGAGGTTGAGGATGCGTCGGAGCGTCACTCGGCACGGCTTCATCTGCCCGACCAAATAGTCCCGAATCTCCAGCAACCGCCATCGGATGCCGCCGTAATAGACGGGCTTGCGGAAGTCGAGTTGGTAGATGTCCACGGAGGATAGCAGCATCGTGAGTTCCAACTGCAAGGCTTCTTGACTGACCGTTTCGTTTATGTAGTTGAGCCAGTAGGTGTTGTAGAGGTTGTTGTTGGTGTAGGCGTACGGGTTGCCACTTGCGTTCACGGCGTTGTAGTACACCAACCTTGGCTGCCCGAAGGTCAAGTCCACGCTGGGGTTGTACGGGTTGTCAATGTGGGATATGAAGGGAAGGTTGCTTTGTGATACGGTTGTAGCAAAACCATCGCCATCAATCCCGTACCAATAGAGCCAAGGCGTTTGACCTGCAATGCGGTTGTATTGTGCGATTCGGTAGCCCGTTTGCAATGGTTTGATGCTTCCACTCAAACGAGTTCCCTCCAAATCCCAAGTACGGCCAAGAATCTTGTCCGAGGCAAACGATGCGGGGATAAGTGTACCGCATAGGGTTTCTACCACCTTGTCGCCTTTGCCGTAAAAGTTGGAGGTATTGAAGATTCGGCCACCATAGCCTTCACGGGCCAAGGGGTAGGACTGCTTGTAAGTTTTGGACAGGTAATCCCCCATGTCCTTGTATTTGAACACGATGTTGGTGTAGGCGTTCGGGTCGCCGTTGGTCAGCACCTGTTCCGCATTCTCATCCGATTTCTGCGACCAATCCACCACACCCGAAGTGTAGAAATCCTTCCAAGGCTCGATGTATAAGAGTTTCGGGTCTTGCGGGTCAGGCATGAATTGCAGGTTGAACATCTTCTGCAAATCTTGCAGGAGGTCGCTCTGCTTGACATCAGCAGGCAGAGCGGTCCGCATATCCAGCACACCGATACTGACGGGGTTCTCAAGGCAGGTCCATTGGATTGTTGACCCCGATGGTATTGTTGTCAAAGCGTTCCGATTCTCTTTGTACTGCACGATGACCCGCTGATTTGCGAACAACTGCACATTCTCAAAAACCGCTGACGAATCTCCGCTGACCGCCATTGTGATGTTCTGCGAGGCCACTGTTCCACTCGTATCAATGTCAAAAAGGCGAAGTGTTCCCTCGGCATTTAATCCCAGGTTTGTCGTCACATTTTTGAATCCAAACTTGAGATTCCAACGGGTTGGTAGTACTGGAGCCACGAAGGTGCTGGACGATGCGACCCAATAGCCTGGGCGGTCGTAGTACGGATTGACTGAATCATTTTGAAACACCATCTTCCCAAATGTGGTTCCAAAGGCGTTGATGCTCCCCGTCGTTTGGGCGAAGATATTGGACCCCGACAAGTTGACGGGCATCGTCCCAGCCGCATACGGAATCACCAGTTTGTTGAATAGTGCCGAGTTGAAGAATGTGGACGAGTAGCGAAACCCCGCCTCGTTGAAGATGAGGTCCACCATTTTCTTGACATAGATGCTTGGCCCCAACTGCCACCACCCTGCGACCAGGTTCCCTTGGGTCAAGTCGCTAAATCCGACCGCATCCACAACCCCGTAAACATACCCGCTGCTCAACGCACCCGATGCCGTCCAGGTACCCGACACATGGCCGCTGGTGGGCGTGTGGTTCATCCCTGTAACGCCCGCCGTGTTGACGAGCATATTGCCCTCTATCGCTTTGAACAGGGACACATTATCGGTGAACAACCCGACCTCGTAGGTGACGGTTCCTTTGGTTTTGCTCATGGAGAGCAACTGCAGCACTCCGCTGAATACCTGCACCCCGTCCTCCCACATAGCGGCACGGATGCGCTTGTTGGGTTGGAATCCACCCACAAAGGACTGGATGTTGTAGGCGTAGGCAAAGCAGGCCCGATTCGTCGGGGTGTTCGGCAGGGTAATGGTCTTACTGAATGACCCCCGTTGCTTGGTCACATCCTCAATATCCCCGATGGAATAGGTGACGGCGATGTCGGTCCCGCCCATCGTGTCGAGGACATAGGCGAGTTCGGGCATGGCATTCAGCCCCGCAAAGCGGAGGTACAGGCAGTCAAAGCAGGCCGCTTCAACCACATCGGCTCCATCGGCAGTCGCACGGGTGTTGAAGTTGTTCCACGCCGTTAGGTCGTCGATGAAGGTTGCCGTCGGGTAGGCTATGAGGGTTACGCTCATAGGATGTTGTTGTCGTAGGCTACGGCTACCTCAATCTGCAACTGCGTGAGGCGGTCGTTCCGTCTGGTTACAAATTGATACTGGTTCGCATTGACCACCGCTTCCACAAGTTGGCCACCGAGTTCGAGCCACACATACCCACTCCGAACCATTTCAATCAACCACTCGGATTCTGCATCGGTTAGCCAGTCGCTATTCAAAGCATACACGAAGTCAAAGGACCCCGCCCAAACTTTGTTGTAGGTGGTGGTTGCGTACACATCGGAGTTATACCCGAACACCTCCCGCTGGATGTTGGCCCGCTTCCTGTTCTTCATCGTGAAGGTGTACGAATCAATCCCACCGTACTTGTTGACGAAATGGACGGGGATGGAATCAAACCGCTGGCAGGGGCCGAAGGTGAAAGTGGTCTGCACCGACCCAAGGCCAGCATTCCCCAAGAACTGCACCGTGTAGGAATCGCCCTCCACCGCTCCGCTCAATGCCGTGATGGTTCCCGAAAGATTTGCAGGGCCACAAGCGAAACGCTGGATATTGAAGTCCGTGGTTCCCGATAGGCTTGGGCTGACGGCGAAGTCGTAGTTCACGGACTTGTAAGCAACCCGTGCCGATACGAGCCAAGTATCGTTAGCCGATACCGTTGTGTACTTGGTCCCGTTGATGGCAAGGAAGTTGCTGCCCCCGTGGTACACCGTGAAGGCCGTGGGGGTTGTCAGCGGTTGGACGGAATTAAAACTGCTACCGATGCGGAAGTACGGGCTTAGGCTCCAGTCAGCAAGTTCCAACTGCTCCAAGTTCCCCGCAAAGGCCATCACCCCGCTGACCGTTGTGGTCGCTCCCGTGACGACGGGCGTGTTTCCGTACTCTTGCGTGAAGTCCAGCCGATAGCCCGAATAGAACCCCGAATGGTCCACGAATCCCGTCTGCGTCAGCGATGGGGCGGTCGGGGCTACGAGGGTTTCAACCACCTTCTGCACATCAAAGAACCCGAAATTGGTGGTCGGTAGTTTGTCGCATTTCAGCCTTGCCAGCGTCGTGCCTGCGGGGTTTTTGACATCGCAGACATAGCGGTAGTTCGGCTGGGCAATCAGCGAGCCGCTGACCTTGTAGAGCATCTTGTTGTAAACGGGGGTCGCTACGAGGGGCGAACCCGAAAGGACGGTTATGGACATGGGTTATCGGACGGTTGCGACGCTTATGGACTTGCCGAGGACTTCGGCTATGTTTTCGGTAAGCACATCCACCATTTC